AAACATTGACCAGGCCATAAATAAGGCCCGTACGCTCGTTAAAGACAAGGCGCAAGGCATTACCATCACAAGGGCGGCGACCGGCCCACAGAGCTTTGTAAAGGCGTATACGGCTATACAGAAGAAAGATAAGTGTACATTGGAAGCCGCGATGAGGAAGGCCGTTATCGAATACCCGGCGCTGCACGAATCTTACATTGGAAGGAGATAAGACCATGACAGAAAAAACACAAAACGCTGGAGATATCGCGGCAAAAGTGGCCGGATTTCTGGCCAAACAGGAAGAGCTTAAACCGCTCTGCAATCAGTTGACCGATAAGGTTTTTCAGCTGGAGGAAAAAAGGTTGAATGGGTCAAAAGTGGTGGACGCGACATATCGAAAGGCCCGGCAAGAATTGGGTGATATTGAATCTCAGCTGAGAGCCATTGACCGTCTCGTCGTGAAGTTGCTCGATGAAGGCACAGCAACCCTTGAGTCTGAGCTCAATGCGTACCGCTCGGAGCTTGATCAAGACCGTCGTGCGCTCCTTATAGAACAGAAGGATGCCGTCAAAAATGAGCTATGGCCTATCTTTGAGAGCTGGCTCATCGCCCGGGAGCGAATCACCGGCGACGCTTCCCTCCCTGCCGACCGGGATTATGTAAACGCCATTCCGCACGTGACGTATGATCTTGAAGTTAGACAACGGATGAATGGGCATTTGGAAAAATTACGGAAAGACCCCATGATGGAAAACACCATTGCAACCAGGCTAAAGGCTGTTGATGACGACATCCGTCGGATCAATGCAGGACGTATGCCCGACTTCACCCAACTCGTATCTGACGCCCAAAAAGGAGTTTAAATATGGACCAATCAAAAGTTGACAAGATTTTTGAAACACTCGGCAAGGAGTTTGATTTAAGCTCTGCAAAACACAATTACAACATTCTGCGGGATCTCAAGACACTTTCCCTGCTGGCAGACATTAAGGGGCTCTTGATTGACCTCAGTGGGAAGGTCAAGACCGCCTAAGAGAAAGGGGGGCGCATATCCACAGCTGTGCGGCGGCGCTGTGTCCTTTAAAACCGTCAGATTGGCCCCCGCCCGGACGCCTTCGGGATCAAGCAGTCTGATGGACCGGCGCAAGATGGGGTTGGTTGACCCCTTAACCGCTCCTACTCCTCCAGAGCAGAGCGGACAACTCGGAGTTATTGGACCCGATAACGCCCATTATGGGCGTATCCATTTTTAATCAAACAATATGAAGGAGTAATACCATGGAAAAGCAAAGCATTACCGCACAACAGCTCAAAGAGTTGATAGATGAACTGGACACGGACGAAAAGTTGAACAGCGTTTACAGCATCGTGGTCAAACATTTACGGAGAGAGGCAGAGTACCACGGACACCGCATGCCCAGGCCCATGTCCATACATGATGGAGTGAGCAAGACGTGCTGAAGGATGTGGATACAGGGAGCGCATGTCTATGTGCATATACTGTAATGATATCATCATGTTATGGCGGGTCCCTCTATAGGCATCTCTGATACGGTGCGAAAGAGGCACAAGTCTCGCCCGCATTTGAGTTTTGAAAATCCAGTTTCTTACAATAGGTTAAGCTATGAAAAAACCACCAAGCGAAGATTATGGCACTGTAGCCTCCCTCGCGGTGAAAAAGCAGTTCGAGAACCTCCTTCATAAAATAAAAGATGGGACGATTAGTGCCCCCGAGATGAAGGTTTTCACAGAGCTTGAACGGCGCATAAAATCCGAGGATGGCAAAGAAGACGGCGTGACATATGAGCGCGCCGATATTGCCAAACGGTTTAAGCGAAGCGACAGAACAATTCTAAACTGGATCAAAGACGGAATGCCCGTGAGACCGGACGGCGGTTTTTGTATCGCTGATATTCAACAGTGGATGGATGAAAAAAAGCAGGCGAAGAAAAACCCCACAGAAGACTCGGCCGAGTACTGGCAAACCCAATACAAAAAACACCGGGCGAAACTATCGGAGCTGGAACTGCAAATCAAAAAGGGTGAATTGTTGGCAAAGGCGGACGTCATGGTCGCATTCCGAGAGATGCAGTCATATGTCAAAAAACACCTGGCGCTTCTCCCCAGGACGGCACCCGGTAAACTCTCGGGACAGGACCCCCAGGGAATGCAGATCACCCTTTCGGAACTCACCACCGCTATTCTCAGCAATATGAGCAAAGGTCAAAACGCATCGACACTGGAGGCGAAATTGAAATGAAATCACCCATTCTTAAAGAGATCAAAGACGATTGGAAACTTTCAGATATCAAAGACCCGGCTCAGTGGGCGGATGAACGTCGTATCCTTACCAGGACCACAAGTGCCGAACCTGGCCCATGGCGGACGGATCGGACTCCATATGCCCGTTTCCCCATGGAGTGTTTCAGTGCACCCAATATCCGGATGATTGTCCTCAAGTTTTCAACACAATCTGCAAAATCAGAAATACAGCTCAACATGCTCGGCTATATCCTGGACATCACCGGCGGCGCCGTCCTTCATGTTTTACCCACCACTGATGTTCTTGAAAAGTTTAGCAGGACTCGTATCAAGCCGATGATTAACGCCTGCCCTTCACTTCGAGAAAAGAAACATCCAAACCCTGATCTATTCCAAACAAGAGAAATGCATTTTCAAGACGCAATCTGGTACGGCGCAACGGCGAATTCGGCGGCGGACTTGAAAAGTACACCCATTGAAACAGTCTTCTGCGATGAAGTGGGTTCCTTCGGTCAATTTGCTGGCAAAGATGCAGATCCCATTAAATTGGCTTCAGAACGGCAAAAGAGTTTTATGTTTACCCGTAAAATGGTTCTGGTATCAAGCCCGACCACCGAGAACGGACTGATCACGAGATATCACCGGGACTGTGATCTGAGGTATAAATTCTTTGTTGCCTGCCCGCATTGTGACGGCATGCAGTTGTTGACGTTTGAACAAATAAAGTGGCCGAATCTCGGCGACACCACAGAACAGTCAACCAGGTTGAAAATCAAGCGAGCGGCAACGTATGAATGTGCGCATTGTCAGAAAGCCATTGATGATAACCACAAACCCGCGATGCTCAGAAAAGGCGAATGGCAGGCTGAGGAAAATACTCCATTTGAGGACGTGGAAAGCGTGGGTTTTCACCTCAATTCCCTGTACTCACCATTCTTATCATGGGGTGATATCGCTTATGAATTCCTGGACAGCAAAGACGATATAGGCAGGCTCCAGAATTTCCGCAACGGCTGGTTAGCTGAAGAGTGGAAGCAGTCCATATCTGTGAAGAAAACCGCGGAGATCCTTAAATGCAAGACGGACCTGCCCCCGCTTACCGTTCCCCAGGAGGCCGTGGCGATCACTTGCGGCATTGATGTTCAAAAGTATTCATTCTTTTATACTGTCAGAGCGTGGAAAAGGGATATGACATCATGGCTCATTCGATATGGTGAATGCAATAGATGGGATGAGATAAATAAGATTATTTTTGAGGACACATACCCCGTTGTGGACTCTGACAAAACAATGGGTATATGGCGCGCATTTATCGACACAGGCGGAACCACAGGCTCGGAAGGCGTTTCCATGACGGAAGAGACATATTCCTGGCTCCGCGAATACGGCCGTGGTATCGCCTTTGGTGTGAAGGGTCAGACCTGGAAAAGTGCGGAAAGGGTCAAATTCTCCATCATAGATAAAATGCCCGGTCGATCAGGTCAATTTATCCCTGGAGGCTTGCGGCTGTTTTTGGTCAACACGGATCAACTCAAAGATGCCTTGCACTATCGGATCGGTATTGAAAAAGGAGAACCAGGCGCGTGGTATCTGCATGAAGACGTCGGAGAAGAGTATGCCCGCCATATCATCTCAGAAGAAAAACGAGTCCATCGAAACGGGAAAATTGAATGGCATGCAAAGGGTGAAAATCATTGGCTGGACGCTGAAATCTATTGCATGGCGGCCGCTGATCCGCAAACGGCTGGAGGTGTGAGAGTATTATCAAAGCCGGTCTACGTCCCACAGAAGAGAGTGAGGCCCCCTAAACGGTATCAGCAACGCCCACAAGCGCGGCGGCAAACTTATGTTCGGCCTAACTGGCTGGACCGATGAAATTCCGGATACCCAAGGTCAAGCTCCAAGCTAAACGGAGATATGACTGCGCCCGCCATGAAAAATGCCTAGACTTTAAGAATATTGAGGTATTCGCAAGAAATTGCATATTTTTGTTGTAAAAAAATATCCAAGTAATGTATAAAAAACTCCTTGAACAGGTTAAGTTTTTTTTCATTCTTTCACTCTCTATTTCCTGAAGCGATGAGTTCAAAAGATAAAATCGCCTATGTTGATAAAATTATTCCGGATGCTTACCATGGTACCGAGCTCAAAAAGGCTCTTAAAATACTTAAAGAAAAAAAATTCCTTCTGAGTAGAAGCAAAAAGTCATACATAGGGGATGGCGCTTATTTTTACGAAAGTTCAAAATGGCATGCAGAGCAATGGTGCAAAAGATGTTTTCCTAGTTCCGAACACGGAATAATCTGCGCCACGATAAACCTTGGGAAATGTCTCGACCTCCATAATCAAGAATATAAGCATCTGTTGAAAAAAGTAGCTATTCAATTAAGGCTGAAGGGTATCAAGGATATAACGGACAGTGTTGTTATAAATTTCTACGCAGAAAAAATTGAGGCTTTTGACACAGTAAGGTGGACTTATATTTCTATCTCAAAAAAATACGATAAAATATTTCCTGGCTCAAGAATACATGATTTTAGTCAACTCATTATTTGTGTCAAAAATCAAAGCGCTATTCTAAGCATGGAGCTCGCCCAAGAAGGGGCCTAATATTATGGAAAAAAAATTCCAAGAATTAAGCGAAAGAATTGATGCGTACTTTTCTGAAACAAGTGATGAACGATTACGCTTAGATTTGGAAAAAGCCGGATATGAATTCTATAAACACATAAATATGCAAATTTTCAACGATTGTGTTTCAGCGGAAGAATTTACTTTTTCGGTGAAAGGCATTGCAAGCAAACCTACCCATGGCGATAAGAAGCTTATTTTTGAGGATCTTTTTGTGCCCGACAGTTATCATTTCAATTTTAAGATAGCGGCTTAAGGCTTGTGTGACGATGACCGAACAAGACAAATTCAAGCAACATCCTGTAAGCATAGAAGATGTACAAGTCAAAGAATTATTTATAAGGGGGAATGTTCACCCTGACACTGTTGACGAAAACATCACAATAACATACTCCATTAGAGTAGGGCATTCCGAATACGACGAAGAGACATCTCAAATATTTGTCGGACTTAGTTTAGAAACCGGACAAGAATTAGAGGAAGAAAGCGACTCGCCCTACTCTATTAAAATTGAGTTAGTTGCACGGTTTAAAATTGATGAGGAGAGGTTCCAACAAAAACATGTTAATGACTGGGCTAGACGGAACGCTCCCTTCATCCTTTTCCCGTATTTAAGAGAGCAGGTATATGCTCTAACAATAAGATGCGGCTATAAGCCGCTCATACTGCCTCTCGTTGAAGTCCCCACATTCCAATCTAATAAAACAGCTGAGCCACCTGAATCAGCTCAATAGAGATTTTCTGATATAAAAACTACCCCAAAACCGGGGCAACCGCTCAAATATCTAACCGAACCAACCCTAATCAAAACAAAAATAATGAGCTAATTTTCCCTATCTGCGCCAGGTGGAAGAAAACCTTCCAATTCACACGAAACCACCCAATCAAACCCAATTAATCAAGCCCCATATTTAGCCCAGGTTCGACGAAAAAGGGTTGACCCATACCATGGCCAGGGCCATTAAGCGGCTTTATGAGATTCGCGGGATTAAGGAAGGACCGACAGGTGGAAACTCGGCAACGGTTGCCGAGATTGGAAAAGAAGTTGGGAAATCCGAAAGAACAATCCGCACCCTACGCACCATAGCCGACCTGATCCCCCCACCCGTGGGCAACACTGTAAGAAATACTGAAAGTTCACCCTCAGAAGCGCTACAAGGCCCACCAGGATACACCAGAATCGACGTCCTCGCATTGAGGCATACCATAGCATAGGTTAAGAATCTCACCCGGTATCGGGAAAGGTCTTGACATCCCTGGAACGGTTGATATGATGGCATTTCCTTAAACCATAGCGGAGGCCAACCGTAAATGGCTATTTTTATTTCTGCAAATACATTCGCGCGTAAGATGCCGGTATCCGTGAGGACCGGAATGGTCTATGGCCATAGGACATCTTGCGCGCTTTTTTATTTGGGGGAGGTAGTAACATGAATAAAGCTGATAGATGGTTAGAAGAGAATGGGGATATCGTGGATGAATTGATGAAAAAATCACCTGATGAGCTGGAAGCCATTTCCATTATTTTTGGTGAACAGGACTATGAAACCACAAAAGAACGGATGCTTGCCACTTGCACAAAGTTGGATGATAAGCAAAGCGCGACCATGTTTGAACTGCTATCCATTATTAAGGGGGTGAACTGATGGAACACTTAGCCTTTTACGATCACAAGGATGGCAAGAAACCGGACTTGCTGGACTATATGCAGGAGCTTGAAATCTTTGTCAAGGAGCCTATGAAGCTGGTTCACGAAATTCTTATGGTCATGTGGGAGCGCGGAGAACTGGAAGACACTCGTTTATTGAACTCAGCAAAAACGACTCTATGGTCATGTATGATGAAGTGGGACGGGCTGGACAGCTACTTCAAAAAGGAATACCGGGGAGACCACCCAGCCGACGATTTCCGAACCGAAACGGAAAACGCCATGCAAAGCCGTATGTGCAATGACATTGACTTTAAAATCCGCCATTGGTTGTCTGATGAGCAAAAAGAATCCTTGCGCACAAGTCTTTATACTAAAGATGAATTCCAGTGGGTTAAACGCATGGTTGACGCATATAGCGCAAAAGAGGAAAGTGATAAACAGGCAATCGAGGATTCTGAAGAGATTCAGGAGTACAGGGAAGCGTTGATGGCGGCATAAGGAGGTGAGACAATGAACACTCTTTTCATAGGCGCGGACGGCGAACAAGTGGTTGACTCAAAGGAAACCATGATGCAAATTGAAGAGGTGAAAGCGTTACAATGCGACCTTGTAACCGATGACGGTGAACCCCTAACATGGGATATGTTTGACAATCCGGATGAACCGGCAACCCTCTTTCCATTCATTGCGGGTGACAGGCAGATCCGGGTTGATCAGAAAACGGCAATGGCGGATCGACCACCATTCGCAGTGATAACCGAACATGACGGCCGCTGTATCCGCTTAGAGTTCTACCAGGGACACGATGCTCTGGAGCTGGTTCATGATGTAAGGTCAAAGGATCTGCAAGGCGCGGACCTGCCCAAGTGGATGGAGATTGACCCCCATGCACATGACCCGCATGAATACTTGAAAGGGTTATTAGATGTCTGATCAACAAGCGTTTTGTGTTGGACAGCCCTTCCCTGGACCTGTACCCCATAGGGAAGGTGCTGTTATGGAGCTGTGGGAGACCGGCTTAAACGTCATCATCCAAATGCCGAACCTCAGAAGGGAAGAGAAGCAGGCGTTTAAGAAATCTTTCAAGCGGTATTACTTTCTGGAGACCGAGACTAATCCGCCAGTGGCCGTGTGGATTTTCGACTTTCCCAAACCCCATGGTCCTATTGACCCGACTTTCGATGCTAAAAGGGTTGATAAGGATCTGATCGACACGTTTCTTGATACCTCAGAAGGGATAAAGAATCTGATTCAATTCTACCTATTGGACAGAGACATTCTGCAAGGCATTAAAGCCGTGGGGTTGTCACCGGAAGCCATGCAGCTATTCCATTCGACCATCAAGAAGCAGCTGTCCATGGACTATCAGGCAGTTGATATTGACACACAGCTGGCAGTCACCTTTATGGATGATACGGAAGAGCTGATGAAGAAAGCTCGGATGTTTCGGCATAGGAAACGCTAATGACGCCGGCGCAATTTTACGCGGGAGATCCTCGCGATCCGGCTCCCCAGGTGGTGGATCTTCATTCTTGATGGATGAATAAATACCTGTCAACGCTGAATGAGATCGGCCGAATTTTACGCCGGTCTCCTTGATGCAGCCGCTCCATTTTTGGGGTGGTTGACACCCAGGCGGCGACCACGTAAGATTTACAAAAAACAACAGGAGAATCTTGTGGCCATTCTAGCCCAATGCCCGGTATGCAAAACCCGGCAGTCAGTCAAAAAGAAGATATGCGGCAAATGTGACCATGATCTGGATAAAGCCAAGAAAGGCAAACGGCTCATGTACTGGATCAGCTACCGACTGCCCAGCGGCAAGCAAAAGCAGGAAGCCGTCAGCACGTCTATTGATGAGGCCCGGGCGGCAATGGGCAAGAGGAAGGCCCAGAAGAAGGAAGGGAAGCTATTTGACGTCAAGGACGATGCCAAGATGACGTTTTTCGAGCTGGCGGAGTGGTATCTGAAGCGTGAAAAAATGAAATCTAAATCATATTACCCGACAGTGAAATATAATCTGGGGAGTTTCAATAATGTATTCGGAAACCTTATCATCAACAAGATTACCATGGATGAACTGGAGAATTACCAAATACGGCGACAAAAGGAGGGTTACTCTGATTCATACATTGATCAGCAAATAGGTGCGACAAAAGCCATGGTCAATAGGGGATTTAAACGCGACAAAGTCAGTGGACGGGTGATCAGGGAATTTCAAAAGATTGAAAGGCTACTCAAAAAAGATTCAAATGCAAGGGACCGGATTCTATCCCATGACGAATTCAACCGTCTTTGTGAATATTCGGCCCGCCATATTCGGGATATGGTCATCATGGGATATTATACCGGAATGCGTCGTGGCGAAATTTTAAACCTCACATGGGATAAGGTGGACATGAAAACCCGCTTTATCAATCTGGATGCAGCCGATACGAAGGACAAAGAAAAAAGATCCATTCCGATCTGTGATGAATGCTTTGAAATGTTAACAAATGTTACCAGACATATAAACGACCCCCATGTTTTTCTCTTTCGGGGGAAACCCGTCTCTGATATCCGGAGCGGATTGGTCAATGCGTGCGATAAAGCCGACATAGTATATGGCAGGAAAGAAAGAGGCGGATTCACGTTTCATGACTTACGGCATACATTCAATACAAATATGCGCAAGGCTGGCGTAACAGAGTCCGTCATCATGGCTATTACCGGACATGCAACCCGGGAGATGTTCGACCGATACAATACCGTTGATGTGGATGATACCCGCAAGGCTGTTAAAACCCTCGAGGTGTTTTTCCGAAATGTTACCCAAAACGTTAACAAGAAGGAAAATGAATAAAAAAAGGGACTCAGCAATATGGCCTAAGTCCCTGTTTTTGTTTGGTGCCGAAGGCGAGACTCGAACTCGCACAGGCGTACGCCCACTAGACCCTGAAC